ACAATCGGATCTAGGGATGGTTCTATGATTGTAGTGGTAATTCCACTAATTGCCTCAACATTAATTTCAATTGGTGGATATGAAAATTTGTGAGTTCCAACACCAACAGAAGCAAAACTTACATATTTTTTATTAATATAATTTTCTCTAGAAATATTTGTAGAAACTCCAGCAATTGATAGTTTAAATTTATTTTCATCAACTACTGTTACGTGGTAATTGATTTGAGTTGACAATCCAGATACCACGGTATCTGATGTTGTATATAAAATCAAATCTTCATTTTTAAAATTGTGGTTTTTTGCAAAAATATAATCATCAAAAGTATTAATTCCATTTGATTGATTATCTGCCGATAATAATGATGGAACTGACACAAATCTATTTGAATATTCAAATCCACCATTTTTTACATATATTTTTGTTATTGTATTTTTTGAATTTACTGTTTTGAAACTATGAACTCCAGAATAACCAATACCACTAATTGAAATGGTATTAATTCCAGATATAGAATCATTTTTTGTATTATATAATTTAATTTGTGTTGTGCTAGTTACGCCGACAAAATATGAAGCACCATCAATGAGAGGAGATACAGAAGTATTTGAATTTTTACTGTAAAAAACTTCTTCGGAATTGTCAAAATTATGGTTTTGTGAAAAATTAATACTATTACTGTATATACTAGTTGCTTTAAAATTTGAAGTAATTCTTGTTTTTACTAAATTTGATTCTAATACAGCACCAGAACCATTTCCACCAGTAAGAGTAATTTTTGGTTTTGACTGATAACCAATTCCTGGATATAATAATTTTACTTCTTTTAGACTTCCTGTTATACATCCATTTAATATAGCACCAGATCCAGAATTATCCTCAACGGTTATTCCAGAAAAATTAATTACATCATATCCTTGTCCTGTTGCATTAACAGATACGGAGTTTAATTTTCCATAGTAAATATTATCTTGGAAAATAGTAGTTGAAAATAATTCAACTCCATCCGCTAAAATACCTATTTTTTTATTGATTGTTTTTCTTTTTTCTGGATTATCAAAAAATTGTTCTTTTTTAGTTAAATTGAACTTTTTAAATAATTTTTGATGTTCTAATGTTTTATTTTGATAATTTAATTTTACAAAATAATCTCCAGTCCCCACATTTGAAAATCTAATATAATTTTTGGCATATAAATCAGTATTACTATAAGAAAGACTAATGTGATTATCATCAATACTCGTCAAAAAGTAAATTGATGTTTTAATTCCAGAATTGGAAGACGGACTATAATAAATTTTTTCCCCAGTATAAAATTTATGATTGGGGCAATTTAAAATATTTGTATTACCTACGCCTGCAGTAACTTTTGTTTTTCTATCTGTTGCATAAATCTTATCATTTGGTAGTCCAGAAGAAGTAACATAAAAATTACTAAAATCATAATCAACATAAGTATTCTGAACTCCTGTTGGCAAATCAACAATAGACGGAAAATAATCTAAAGCACTATTTGCCTTTTTAATTATTTTTTTGATTTCAGTTTTTGATGATATATTTAATGTTTCATCGATATCAACATAGTATCCATTATCATTAAACCCATAATCTTTTACTGTTGCAGATAAAAGATTATCATTTTCATCATTTGGATTCAATAAATTAAATTTATCTCCAATAATAAAAGTTAATTTATCATAAAAATATATCCTATTATTGGCAATCGATTTTATTTTATGGGTTGTTGGTATATTATAATTCCAAAAATTAAATTCTTTTCTATCATTCAAATCATTTCCAAATGAAGAAAGTTGAATTTTGTCTCCAATTCTCAAACTAGATGTTTCAGAATAATCAATAGTATCAATGACGTTAATTAATCTAAATTCGACTTTAGTTCCATCATCTAGATATGAGTATAAAAAGTTTTCCTCTACCAGTTCTTCGCCAAAATTTAAATTCGTAATAACACCAGAAACTCCAAGAAATTCGTTTAAAGTCTTATCCGTATAAGTTAGAGTTATTGGATTTGCCAAATTTGATGGATTTATAAACAAAGAACCACTTTCCTTAAATCCAACTGTGGAATCCACTATAATGGAAGTAGAACCTCCAGAGACAAGTTCAAAAATATTTGTTTTTTTGGTAGGTTCAAAATTAAATATAAAAGAAGTAGAATCTAAAGAAATTTCATATAAATCTCTATCATCTACTGGTCTATATTCTACATTATAAACAGCAGCACTAGCAGTTTTGCCATTACTTAAAGTTTCAAATATAGTTTTTCCTTTTAATTGTTTTCTTAAATCAGAGTCATTAACTCTAAATGTTTCATCTCTAACTATCTGTTCGACTAAAATATTTTTAGTCACCAAATAATTATTATCTGATGGTCTTAAAAGATAGTCCTGTGGTTTAATAACTTGAATATCTTTACCAAAAAGAATGCTGAATAAAATTTTATAGGATGTATCAGTTCCTTTTGAGATGTAAAAATCTTTTGCTCTGGATAAAATATTTTTTAAATTCAATCCTTTTGTAAATTGCCTATCCTCAAATCCAGGTAAAAATTGAGTTTTAAATTTTTTAAATATTTCATTAAAGAATAATAAATTTAAATTCGTTACTGTTCCTGTTTTGGCGTGAGATGCTGAATCAGTGGTTGAAAATACAAAAGATTCATTATTTGAATGTTGGTCTATTCCACTAAATCCACGAACACATCCAGTAAAACTATTTGTAGTAATACCAGTATATGTGATAATTTCATTATCAATTTTCAATAAACCATATTTTCGGGGAAATCCAATTGTATGATTGACAGGAATGATATCATCAAAAGAAGTTACGTCTTCTGCTAAGATGCAAGGAACTGCTTGAGTATAAAATGTTTCATTATTGAAGTTATCAATACTCTTATATTGTTGTAAATTGACTGACAAGTCTACAACACCAGTTTGATGTTCTTGAGAAATATAATACTGCTCTAAAAATTCCCTGAAAAGTGGTGAATCATCATTTAAAAATTCTGGAATTTGTGATTCAACAATAGATTGAATTTTTACTCTTTTGATTTCAGACATCTTATCTTGTATAATTTCCGTTTACGTAACTTGATGTGACAGCATATTGTGTTGCTGAAGTATTTTCACCAGATGTAATTACATCCTCCAACATACTTAAATTAAGTTTAGTAGTATCTAGTTCCAAGTATATATCCTTTAACGCAAGGACATCATTTGATTCTGGTATTGCTTCTATTTCAATACCAGCAGTGCTTGTAGATGATGTGAATGTAATTGTAGTTAATTTAATTTCACCCCTCATATAATTTACCGTTCCAGCATTATTGTTTACAATCACAGGAAGACCATCAACCATTTTGAAGAAAAATATAATCCCAATTTCATCAGTTTTTGGAACATCACTCATATACAAAGTTCCACTAGTATCTTTTACTGTAAATCCAGTTGATTTTATATTATATCCCCTACCATCAGAATTTAATTTTTTAATATGAAATTGATTTCCAAAACATATTTCATACGTTGCTAATTTATTATATTCTGGTTGTAAATCTCTTCTGATTTTGATTTTAGTAATATTGGAAGTAATAGATGTACTTGTATTGTCAATCAATGAAGAAACTTTACTGTATTTGAATCTACCACCAAAACTATTCAACTCAGTTGATTTGCTATAAGACTCTAGAGATTTTGTAACTCTTAATTGTAGATTATTTGGATCTATTGTCGTACTTTTATCATAGTAAACTGTTGTATCTATTTCAACATACATATACTTCAAATCAATAATCTCTGGTTTAATTCCAGCAATCGAATATTGTCTTAAATCTTTTTTAATACTATCTTTTGTAATTTGTGAAAGATATTTACCATTTCTTGGTTTGATTGAAATATAAACTTTACCATACTCTGGTGGATCTAACTCATCCCCACCATATGCCGATACAGTATCCACATTTGGGAACAGGTATGGGATTAGTCCTTTATAGTCATTTGCAGTCACTGCACGGTATTGTGAAGCATATACTCTAGGACCAAGATACTTAATCGAATCAATTGATTCAATATCATCTCCATTTTCGGATGGTTGAATGGTAGTTAATAAAGAAATATTATTTGTAATTGAAGTGCTATTGTTATCAGTTAGAATTCCAGAAAAGGTAAAGTTTGCTGCACCATTTGCTTCCTTTCCATTTGTAATAATATAACTAATGAAAATAGTACTTCCACTAATTGGTTTTTTCCCTATAATATCATCACCAAATAAAATCTCATATTTCTCATCATCTATTTCTTGTATTAGAAAAAGTTTTGAATTTTTATTTACTTTAAAGATATTTGAATATGATTCATATTTTTCTGTGATAACACCACTAACTTTTACTCGAATCGTAGAAGAATCTACACCAGTATTTGGAATTGTAAATCTTTGATTTAATTGTGATTTATCTACTGTATATGTTTTTGTTAAATATGAACCTTCATAAACATCAATGCCTGTAAAATTTGCAAATCCATTATTATCAACAACTACTGTGATGTCTTCTGGAATTGAAAATATATAATTACCATTCTCAACAGCACCTAAAGCAACGATTCCTGCCTTTAGAGTGACTGTTTTTGAATTTAAACCTGTTGTATTGACTGTAAAACTAACCTTTGCTTTTGATGCACTTTTGGACCTAGGAACATACCCAATATTACGTGCAAGGGAGACTACATTTTCTCGAAGAGTTGCACTATCAATAAAGGATTCATTGACTGCCATATTCGTATTGAAGGCAGTAATATAAGAGTTGTATGCTAATACATCAATTAAACTTGAAAAATTAGATCCTTCAAAATCAAAATCCGTGAAATTACTATTCGATCTCAGATAATCTTTTATCTGAGTACGTAAATCATTAAAATCTAGATTTGTGAAATTGTTGAAGGACATTATATTCTAGTTGGTTGTAAAAGAAACTCTATATTTTGAAGAGGAAATGGAAGTCCAACAATATCGTAAGAAATTTTTATATTCAATTCATTTGAATCTTCAATAGATTCAACTATTATATCTCTCACCACAATTCTTGGTTCAAAGTTACTCAATACTGTTTTAATTTCTTCGTCAAGTATTGTTGAAACCTCTGGTCCATTTAGTTCAAATAAAGAATTATCATTAGAGGTTCCTAATAAATTATTAAAGAACCTCTCACCAATACGTGTTCTAACTAAATTAATAACAGATTTTTTAATTGCATCCTCATTTTTTAATATAAGAATATCATTTGTCACTGGATGTCTAGAAAAAGACAAACTAATGTCCCTAAAACTTCTAGAAATACTAAGCATTTAAACAATGAGTATATTTAATATATCTATAATACTTTTTAAATCATTTTTCCATAGGATGGTTCAGTCCCATAATCCCAATCATCATAATCACTATCATTCCTGATCCGTTCATGCAATTCGGTTTGTTTCTTTAGATTGTGCTTTGGTGCATAATCGTGCATAATTTCTTGAATAACTCTTTTTGGTTTTTCTGGATCGATATCTGTAATGAGTTTTGTGGTCCCCCACATTTCCCTCATATAATTTTTGTCTCGATCAACTTGGTAAAATGACATTTTAGATCCTCTGTTTTTAAAGTTAAAAACAGAACTTTTAAGGAGGTTTCTATCTCCTTAAACTATTTAACGATCTAACTGACGAAGTTTATAATTTTCCGAATTAAAATATTTTAAGAGTTCTAATGCTACTAATTTTGGTTTTCCTTCACCACAAGTGTAAACATCTATCGCAATACAACCTTTCTCGGGCCACGTATGACAAGAAACATGACTTTCTGAGAGTGCAATTACGATTGTAACTCCTTGAGGATAGAAACAATGCTGAAAAATATTTAAAATCGTCATTCCAGCACGTTGAATGCCACGTTCCATTACCTCCTGAAGAGCAATGCCATCATTTAAAAGGTTGTGTTCTACGTTATAAACCTCCAAAAGAAGGTGATTGCCCATCGAAAACTGTTTCAATTCAATATCTTTAGTAAAAATTTATTTATTTTAATTTAAATTTTTAATTTCGTACATATAATGATCGGATGTTTCAATTTTTCTTTTATTTTCAACCGAATACACAGTTGAGTCAATTTCATACCCTGGATTTTTGTCGATTCTATTAAATGTCCAGGCATTATCATACCAAATAATACGATTATTTGGATATGCATAGTAATTTCCAGTTTCTACCTTGAATAAATGAGCACATTTATGTTCAGGAGTCTCTGAAAAATTAAGATCAGT